TGACCCATGTCGTCCCATTGACATATGTCCCCGGGGAAGAACTGACGATTGAAAAATGCCTTAAAGACAAGCAATATACGATAAAGGATGGCGTATTATCGGCGAAAGTTGATGAAGACACTCAAGCGACGATACAAGCGCAAGGCGAAGGCGAAGGCCAAGTCTCGCACACCGAAGGTTGATAGGGTAGTGACCAAGATATTCAAATATGTTGCTACGACTCCCAATACGCCTACTGCCTCGCAGGACTGTCTCTTAGCCAACGCCAAGAACACTTTTGTAAGTGATAGTATGTGTTGGCGTGTTTCGAATATACCAGGTGTAACGGACTTCAGGGGAGTGTACACAATGTTCCGTTTCGATAAAATAACCGTGCGTTTCCTTCCTATGACAGTTGATTATTTGGTCGACGACCAAGACCAAGGCACTTCTTCGTCAAATATATCGAAGGCGATACCTCGATTTTATTTTTCACGTGTGTATGGGTCAGAAACTGCATCTGAGTTCAGCTGGGTCAATGAGAACAGCGCCATCTTAACAGCACGGAAACAGTGCAGGATGACCAAACCATGCAGTCTGTCGTGGGTTCCCAATACTCTTACCCCGAGTCAAATTTCTCGGGCTCCGAACTCCGCACAAACTTGGCCATCTGGGACAGCATGGGTTATCAAGAAGAAACAATGGCATTCGCTTGCCGACACAAACACCTTGTTCTATGGTGCTAAATATGCCATTTCGTCGACGTTTCAAGACGACGGTGAATTCTTGTACAAATGCATCGTGACCTGCAAGATTTCGTTCAAGGGTCGGAACGACTCTAACTACGGCGTCCAGACTGGCGGAGGGACGATTCTCATCCCGATTCAAGCCCAGACGTAAATCGTTTTTATCGATGTAAAAAAAGAGAACAATATTTTGTAATCGGAGGGCGGCGCTAGCCGTCCCGACCCTTAACCGCAAAGGCCGCAGCCCTCGCGGGTAGCGAGGGCGGAGGACACGCAGCCTGGGGCGGCTAGGCACCGCCCGCATGTTGCCAGGCCTTTTTTTTTTTGCCCTTGAGGGGCGAGAGTTAGTATTACTTGAGCCACTTCTGTGCAGGCCTTCTGTGCAGGCATAATGCCTTAAAGACAAGTGGGGTTACATAGGAGGCGACCCCGCTGCGTTAGCCAGGGGTCAGCCTGCGGGCGTCTTGCGCCCGCCGTGTCCCGTCGAGCCTCGACCGCCACTGAAGGCCGCTAACGGAACTGCCTTAAAGAGAAACATATGTGTAGTATATGACCGATGAAGTGCCACCGGAGTTTCAAACAGACGTTGAACAACCTGTTCAGGGTCGAGGTGCTCGAGCCTGGGTTTTCACCGATTACTCGCTTGATGCGGACACACTCAGTAAGACGCATTGTAGATACATTGTATTTGGCGACGAAATCTGTCCTAAGACTGGTCGGCCTCATCTTCAGGGGTTTGTTTACTTTGATAATGTGATTGGACGTGCTACCGTCCAAGAGCGTCTCGGAGTGGGCAAGTGTTATACAGCACCGATGTACAGCACTCCTGATGCGTGTATAGACTACTGTCGTAAGATGGGCAAAGCGTTTGAACGTGGAGACCGTCCCGCACAGGGTAAAAAGTGCAACAAGGAAGACGTCAAGGACTATGCGATGGGCGGTAAATCCATTCGCTGCGTGCTTGATGAAACACAAGCCTCGATGCACAGCATACGTTCACTCGAGAAGATGTATGGGTATTATGAGAAAGAGCGTAATTGGCAACCTGATATTTACTGGTTTTGGGGCTCGCCTAAGACGGGTAAGTCCCGCCAGGTTCGAGACCATGCTAGGGAGAATTATGGTGCATATTATACTGCAACCGCTACTGGCTCGTGGTTCGACGGCTACGATGCACATCCTGTCATCATTGTAGACGATTTCCGTGAGTGGTGGATGCCCTGGGCAACACTTTTACAGTTTACTGACCGATACGGATTTAAACTCCCGATTAAGGGGTCGTTTCGTCAATGCCTTGCAAAGGCTATTTACTTCACGAGCGTTATTCCCCCAGAAGAAGCATTCCCAGCGCTTTCTTACCACGAACCCATCACCCAATTTTTACGTCGTTTGACCCATGTCGTCCCATTGACATATGTCCCCGGGGAAGAACTGACGATTGAAAAATGCCTTAAAGACAAGCAATATACGATAAAGGATGGCGTATTATCGGCGAAAGTTGATGAAGACACTC